CCCCGACAACTCCGACAAGATCGGGAGCCTCGAAGGAGGTCAGGGTGTCGAGAGCGAGAAAACTACTCGCGCCGTTAATTGTGAGGGACTCAACCCACTTTCCGCCGTACTTTGTCGCGGCTTGCGTCCCTGATTCGCCAATACCTGCCTCACGTATCTGGTGGGAAGCGTAGAACGGGGTGGCAGGGTAGGCATAGTCCCCGGTGTAGTTGAGTGTCAGGGAGTCCGCCGCAGTCATCGCGTCCTCCTGCCACGCGGTGCCGTTCCAGCGATACCATGTGTCCGGGTCGGTGGATGTGTTGCGGTAGAGCTGGCCGACGTAGGAGGCGTCGGTGGAAACGGCGGTTACGCTACCGCCAGCGGCGACCACGCTTGGCCAAACGGCCAACTCCGGGCTTATCTTAACGACGGGTGAACTACTCGCGCTGAATGTCACCTCATCATCCATAAGACGCGATATCCACCAACTTCCGAGCCCTCCCTCTATGTTGGGAAAGTAACCGCAAAACCAGAACTCGCCTGCGGGGTATTCAGGTGGAGCCGTCCCGTCCGCTGTCCAAAACCACAACCCCGAATCAAACAGAGTGACGAGGTGATCGTCTCCTCCTTCCACTGGTATGAAAAAGCGGACTCCTCCGTTCGGCACCCCCGCCCCGCTCAGAGCGTCGGGCAGATACTCCGCGCCGATCTTGCTCTCCACCGCAGCGTCCCCGCCGAGCTTTTCGAGGAGGGTGGCGGTGGTTTCAAAACTAGGTCCTGTCTCGCCCTGCTCCCCCGTGTCCCCACGCGGCACCGTCAGGGCGATGGTGCGGGCTGAGGCGGTGCCGCCGAGGGCCACGGAGGCGCTTGAACCTGCGGCTCCAGTGGACACGGTCACGTTGGTGATAGTGCCTGACGGGCCTTGTGTGCCTGTAGGGCCGGTGTAGGGGACAGCCGTGCCCAGCGTGTGAAGCGGAACGCTGGTAGTCGTCTGGCGCGTCGTGTCACGCTTCAGGACCAGCGTGCCGATAGCCACCGTGCGAACGTCGTCAGGGTTGGTCAGGTGTTCGGCTTGGATGTCCCAGTAGAGCGTCTTACCACCGAAGTCCCGCGTATCCGCCGGATGAAATACCGTGGACGCATTGGTAGTGCTGTGGGTGATTCCAGCTCCTGTGGCGTATTGGAACTTCGCCCCGAGGTCGCTCGCCGCGTTCGACGCTTTGGCTGTGAAAATGAGATTGTAGCCTGTCGGCGTAAAGGCGCTCGCGTCAGCTTCGTTCTTCAGCGGAATGGCCACCGTCTTGGTGTCTCCTGCGTAGAACGTGATTGTCTGTGGTGTGAGCGCCATGGTTTAGCCGGGCTAAAGAGAAAGAGAGGGCCCGCCCCCGCACTGGACGGAGACGGGCCAGTTGTGGTTAGGAGATCGGACTGAGAGCAATGCGATACCAAATTGTTCCAAGAGAAACAAAGCGGGCGACTTGTCCAGTTGCTACGTTTGTCGTGCTGGCACCAGCCGTGGTCCCGGCAGTGATCGTTCCGTTGGCAGCGACACATCCCACAGCAACAGTGACGGAAGAGTTGTTCATGATCATGAACTCCTTCTTTTTGCTTTTTGTTGATGGAAGAGCGAGCGTTTGGGAAGCCGTAGATCCGGTAAACGTAGTCAGCTTGCGGCTCAAAGCCGTTGAGACGGCGGTCGTCGCAACCTTGTTGTTGTAGGTGAGTAGTGGGAGAATGACTTTTTTCATGATTTTAAGTGGTAAGCCCTAAAGAGAAAACCCCGGCCCAGATGGGCATCCAGACCGGGGATAACACACTACTGTTTAGCCAAGAGAACTGCCATCAATGATGCGGCTGTCTGGGAGGGCGACTGCGAGGTGGCGGAGCACAACGCCAAACTCCGGAGAGTCGGGACGGGTGCCGTTCGACCATACACCACGGAACTGGCCGATGGAGCCGTCCGGGTTGTCATCGCGGTGCTCGTAGTTGGTCCAGCGATAGCTGCCCGCGTAGTTCATCGCAGGGAAGCTGGCTTGACCCACCGAGGTGATCGCTTTTGGAACGAACGTGGTGCAGACACCTTGGTGGAAGATGTAGCTGTCTTCCCATGTGGCGGTGAGCCAGCTTGGGTTGGGAACTCGCTTGAGCCTTGAGGTGCCGTCACTGGTAGTCCCGGTCGTTGCAACGTGGAACTGGGGAACAGCATACCAAGCGGCGCAGGTGGCGGCAGTGACGACCGGGAAAGATCCGGATGCCACTGCGGTGCCGTCTGCTCGCTTCACAATGAGCGTTCCAGCACCAGTGCGAGTTGTGAGGTCAAACACGCCAGACTGAGTGAGACGCTTCGACACAACGTAGTCGAATGCTCCAATACGAATGGTCGTTCCTTTATAAGGAATGTATGGCGTAACGGTGTAAGTCACAACACCCGTGGCAGCAAGAGCGAACGAGCCTAGCGAGCTTTGTTCCCAACGGTTGGTCTTCTCGTCGCAAGTGTGGACGAAGCCGTTGTAGCTGACCTTCTGGCCCATCGCCTTGAGCAGATACTCGTTTTGCGAGCTGTAGCGGAAGTCCTCGCGGCGTTCCGGATCAGCCATCACCAGACGGCGCGAAGAACGCGGCGAGGTGATCAGTGAGTAACTGGAGCTACCACCGGCTTCGCCGAGCGCACCCGCACCCGCACCTTGATGGTTCAGGTATTCGTAGATGATGTCGGTGAACTCATTGGTGAGGATGGAGGCGTCGGTTCCTGTTGGAGCAGGGAAAGCGACAGAACCATACAGGCTGTTGGTCAAGTTGAACCCTGAGTCCAGAACAATGAGCTTGTCAGCGATACGGGTGTATTCATTGCGGCCACGAGTGATTTGAAGCTCACGACCTTGATCCGCCAAAGCGTCAGTGCAAGCACCCATTTGCTTCACCCGTTGGAACTTGTCCCGCAGGTTGTTGGTGTTCATTGGTGGTCCCCACACAGCTTTGTGTTGGAGGCGATAGTCACGGAGGGTTTCCGTGAAGGTGACGGTGTCCGCAGGAGGGAGTCCGTCGCCGGTGCCAGTGAGGTGATTGGCCTCCGAGTCATTAAGAGCGACGTCGGTGGAGACATCGGCCCAGTCCACTTCTTCGACGAGATCGGCGGCAAGACCGGTTTCGGACAGCATGGCGCGGTCGAATTGCATGGTCTTTTGCTTGCTGGACATTTCGTCAGACCAAGTTTCCTTGCGTCCGAGGGTGATCCATGGGGTGGGACGAGCCATGATCTTTTGATTGATCATTGGTCCGATTTGAGGTGCTTGTTGGACCATCAGGTCCGAGACGGAATAGGTAGCCATAATTTTAGGTGGTTATCGAAGTTCTTTGTTTAGCCTGACTAAAGAGCTGTGCTCTTTTTGGTTAATGCCAAGGCTTGGAAAACAGAGCTGGCGCACTTGCGCTTGCTCAAAGGATGCTTTCTAGAACGGATAACGACCGAGCCTCCGAATCAGGACCTTTTGAGAACCCGCCTGATTGTTGGGTTCGAGAAGGTTTTGCCCTAATCCGGAGGCCGCGTCAACTACTTTGTCTTGGGAATGTTGAAATTCCCAAAATCTTTATCAATGGGTGAAGGCGTAATCGGAAGCCATTGCCTCCATGAAGTCCTTTGGCTTGTTGCCGTCAGGCTTGGTGGCCTGCACCGAACCTCCTGCTTTGGCCGATGTGCGGACACTCTTGACGTCCTCCTTCTCATACACGGCCAGACGCTTCTTGAGGGAGACAAGCTCCTTCATTGCATGGGGAAGGGCGGACCCGGCAAACGCGGCGAATGCCATGTCGTTTGCTTTAGCCCGGCTAAAGTCAATTGCCAACCCCTTGGAAACCAACTCCTTGAACTTAGGCGTCTCGCCGTCCTCATCGACAAACCCCGGAATCACTTCCTTGTATTTGTCCCAGATAGATTTCTGGAGGGTTTGGACGCTGGCGCGTTGATCGGCCAGAAGCTTGCGCTCGGATTCGATGCGTTGCACCTTCTGACGTTCCAGCTCGCTCTCGGCGTTGGCCATCATCTGCTCGCGCTTCTCGATGAGGTCACCGAACTTCTCACCAAAGGACAACACCTTTGACTGGATAACAAGGGAGGCCTCTCCGAAATGGGTGGACATGAGTTCTTCCTGCACCACGGGATCGCGCTCCTTGATGATCTGGCGAAGAATTTGAGGGTCAAGCTGAAGGCGCTCGGAAAGCTGGTCGGCTTGGGTGAAGATGGCGGCGGCGGGTTGAACCACCTCGCGCTGGTAAACATCCTCCGACTCCACTTTGAGCTTGGCGCTCTGAGAGCTCACTTCCGTGAGCTTGGCTTTCAAACCGTCAATCTCGGCGGTTTTGAGTTCAAGCTCTTGAAGCTTGGCTTGGACTTCCGGGGTGACTGTGGACTGTTTGGCGGCTTTCAGCTCGGCCTTGAGGGCGCGGAACTTTTCTCCTGCCTTGGCCTCCATTCCCTTCACCTCTTCCTCGGTCTGCTTGTCAAAAGCCTCCTCGTTGAAGGCTCCTTCTTTGACTGGCTCCTTGGTCTCTGTGGGCGTCTCTGGCGCGTCGGAGAAGAATTCCTCCTCAATGACTGGGGTGGTGTCTTCCGGCTCGTCCTTAACATCCACGGGAGCATCAGGAACGGCGGCCACGGGGTCGGGCGTGACGTCGGGCGCGACAGGCGTCGGTTCCAGTCCGGCTTGCGGGCCGTCAAAGAACGCGTCCATTGCGGCCATCACGTCGTGGTTGGGGTCTCCATAGTTTTCAGGAGGCAGTTCGTTTGTGTTTTCTTCAGACATAGTGTGTTTGGTTGGAGATTAGTCGTTGGTCGGCTTGAGGCGGCGGGCGGTGGAACCTTCAAAAGACGGCTTGATCTCCGCCAACGCGTAGAGCTTCAGCAACACCGCCACGGCCCCTTCGGTGTGGTTGTAGGCCATCGCGCAGGCTTCCAGCGTGGAAGCTCCGCGCCGCTCGCGGAATACCCCGTTGAGGGCTTCCTCGATGGCCTTGGAAAACGTCTGGCTTTGAAGCAGCGCCTTGAGGTCCAGCTGCTCTAGGACGGATAGTGTGTTTTTCATGAGTCTTTAGCCTGACTAAACTTGCGTTGCCTTGAGGCGTTGGAGCTTGGCTTGAGCTTCGGCGTCCTTGGTGACCAGTCCGCTCATCGCCTTCTGGGCCTCGGCGACCTGCTTCCATTCCCCGGCCTTCTTGATGTTCTCCAGCTTGAGCAAGCCAATTTGCATTTCCTGCTGCATCTTCTGGCGATGTTTCATGTCGCTCATCTGCATCTCCTGCTGGGTTTTCTGCTGAAGCTTCTGCTCCTCGGTGAGTTCCTGCTGCTGGCCTTCCTGACCTTCTGGTCCTTCGCCTTCTTGAGCCGCCTTGTTGATCATCTTCAATCCGTTGACGACAATCTCGCCAACCTGCTGGACCTGTTGATGATACTGGTTCAATTCAGGCTGCACGCTTTCGTGAACCACCGTCATCTCCAAAGTTGCAACTGCATGATCGTAAAGCATTTGATGCTCCATGGTCCATTGCATGAGGTCCACTTGTCCTTCGTCCACACCCTTCAAACCCTCCATGAGCTTGTTGATGTGGATTGGAAGATGCACCATGTGGAGCTGGCCGTCTTTCGGGTCCATATAGTCGCCTTCGAGCAACTGGAAGTTTTCCAAGGTGGCGATGGAATCGTCGTAAGGGGTGCGCGTTTCATTCGGGGCACCGGCATAGCGGTCCGCCAAGTCCACCCCGCCCAACATGATGAGGCGGTCGTAGTCGAAATTCTTCCGGCCCACCGCGTCCCACGTCGAATAGCCCTGTTGGATTTGATCCATCAGCATGATGCGGGAAGCACGGGAACCTGTCCCGATGATCCGGGTCGCTTGAACCCGCTTGAAGTCGATTTGCTTAAAGACGCTCTCAGGCACACCACGCGCCACGCAACGGGCTTTCATCTCGCGAACGCGCATCGCAGCTTGCTTGTCCTTCTGTCTGACCGTAAACGCCCGGCGGACCTTCTCCTTCGTGATCTTGTCGTAGGGACCGTAGAACAACGTGACGGCAAAGCTGTTGAGCTTGTTGATGAAATCCAGCTTGGAGCTGACCTCCAACTTCGTCTGACGGCTCTTGTCGTCGTTCATCATCATGTCGCCGGAAGCAAGACCACCGGTCGCCCGGTTGAGAATGCTGCGGGTCTCGTTGATGGCCGGGATGAGCGCGTTGTTCAAATTGATCCCCACCTGACGGTCGGGCATCTTCATCGTCGGAGGGATCATGATGGCCGATCCGGAGTCGATCAGCATCATGTCCTGCTCATCTTCCGTGGAAGCTGGCTGGAGAATCAACGACGACCCGACTCGGGCATTATCGAGCATCTTGCAATGGAGGATGTCCCCGGCGTTGCACAGCTGGAAGATCAAGTATCCCAAGCCGCGCACCGTGTAGAGACGCCCGCCGTTACCGACGCTGAAAGGAAAGATTTGGAACGCCTGATCCACCGAATCGTAGTGGTTGGGCGCTTTGAAGATGAAATCCTCCGACCCGCCGTCCTGATCGGACAGCGCGTTCTTGGCTGAGATGTAGTAGCTGATCTTGCCGGAATACTCGCGCACCCACGAATGGATCACCGCGATGTCCTCGCACATCGAATCAACATAAATTTCGTTCGCCTTGATCTGGCGTTGCATCTCTTCCCAGTCGTCCCAGTCCGACTTCACCTGACGGGAGCTTTGGAGAATGGCCTTGCGGATGGCGTCCTCGTTCCAGCCTTCCCCGCCAATCTTTCCGAACAACTCGGTGACGCCGTAGGAGCCCAGCGAATGCGCCTGCTCAATCTTGGAAGTGATGATGCCGCTTTTGCGCGGGAACTTGAAATGATCAAGACCTGCGACCGAATACTGCATCGTCTCCTTGTCGTCAAAATAGGCGATGGCCACCCCGTGCTTGACGTAGGTGGCGGCGAGTTGGATGTGAAGGGCCAACGCCCCGTCATCGTCCCGGTCCATCACCGTGTATTCCTCGGCCAAAATCTGGCTCCACGTGAGGGCTTGCTGCTTATCCACTTCGGGAAGAAGAGGGATGTCAGCCAACACCTTCGGGGTGGTGTAAATATCGACATAGGCCGCTTGGGCTTCCGTGAGGATGGTGGCTCCCTCGCCGGTCGTAATGTTGAATCGGTCGCTCTGTCCCTTATTCTCCAACTCGGCGGCATCGTGAGGCGGTGTGTAATCCGCCAACCCATCCACCAAGGACCGGTTGAACGAACTGTCGTTGTCCGCATCCTTCAGGAACTCGTAGCGGTTCCGCGCCGCAGCTGGCGTCCCAAGCCTCTCCTTCGGTTCCTCCAGCGTCTCCGCGTCTAAGGTCTTCAAATCGTCAAGCGATTGCTCTGCTTCGCGGAAGAGGGAGGTGGTCATAGGTGTTTAGCCGGGCTAAAGATTATCGTCCGCGCTCTTGCAGCGGCTGTGGATTGGCAATGACGATGGCACCCGGAGTGACTGCCGTGACGTCGATTTGAAGCTCGTTGTGCGCTCCGTAATTAACGATTTCCTGCTGACCTGCCAGCGTAACGGGAGTGGCGAAAGGAACAAAGACTCCGGGGGCTGTCGCGTATTTGACAGTTGCCGTGATTGTTCCCGAGGTGGAGAGGTAGACGGTCCGACCCGGCGTCACGTCAACAAGGTGTGTGCCTGCTACTGTAGGAGTGAATTTTTGCATGAGCTATGAAGAGGTTGAGCCGTTCTCCATTAAACCAACCTGATTGTCAAGCATTCAAGATGGTCATCTCATCCTACGACCCACCGTCGTCACCAAGTTGCGCTTGGTCACCACCTTGGCCCAACCCTTGTTGACCATCTTCGCCACCTTTTTAACCTCGTCGCTCTTGAAGTGACCCAACGTGATCGCCTTCTCCACCAACAGGTTGAACGTGTCCGCGATGTCGGGAGACCGCTTGAGGCGCTTCTTGGCCTCCTCCTTGTCCTCCACCCGGACCGTCCGACCCTCCTTACCGTGGTATTCCCTCTCGATTAACTCCGCGATGAGCGCCTTGCTCACCCCCGTGATCTGCCCCGAACGGATGAACTCCTTCGGCTGAATCCACAGCTCGCTGTTCTTGTTGAAATAGCCGCAGTCCTCGTTACGGAAGACAATCGTCCGGTCGCTGGCCTTGCCTTGGAAATTCACCTTCTGCACCGCAGACGACCACTCCATGTCGACAACATGTCCGAATGGCGTCCCTGCTCCCGTGTTGTCCATGATCGCACGCGTCGGCTTCACGTCCCACTCCTCGCACAGTTTCTTCCAGCCCCTCACCGTCTGGTGCGTCAGCGCCACCGCCTTGTTCAAGACGTCGTCCTCGATGGTCTGGTAGCAGCACAGGTGCAGGTGATCCCGTCCGTCCACCTTTCCCAGCTTCCCGATCAACGCCTGACTCCGGTCTCCGTTGCGGCTGTGTGCCGGGTCAATCGACGCCAGCGTGTAACACGCCCCGTCCCAGATCGGCTCCCGCTCCTCCATCGCCCCGGCATTCAAAAACTCCACCTCCGAGTAAATCGAATTGCTCGTCCCGTCAGGACACCAGAACGCCTTCACAAACCGGTAATACCCACGGCTCGTCTTGCCGCCCCGCTTCTCCGCAATCCGGTCGCAATACCCCTGATCCGTCATCCACTTGATGTGCCCGTAAAGCTCGGGGTGGGTGATACGGGGACACTTCTCCGCATTCAACCGGATGCAAGTCCCATACTTCGTGATCCACCGCTCGTCCGCCTCGGTCACACTCTTCCAACCGTCCTTCGGTTCGGACAAGTCACCGAACGGGTCTGTCAGCCGGTCCGGGTTGGCCATTCCAACGAACAACAACCTTTCATTCGACGTCATGTTCTCATACGCCGTCGTTAAAATCCCATCCGTCAAATGGTTGAACTCGTCCGCCGCCACAATCACGTTCGGGTTCTTGATCCCCAGCAACTCATCACTCGCACCGTCCGACGCACTCCCCGCCGGTTTCAACAAAACCCCAGAATTCCGGTCGGTCCCCATGCTCTGATTCAACCCCTTGATGTATCCATTCGAATCAATCAACTTCCCCGGACATCCCTTCTTCTGAGCCTGCGCCCACAACTGCGTGATGCTCTTCCAAATCCGCGTCCGTGCCGCATCCTTGGTTGTCGACATCACAATGAAGAACGTCTCCGTCGGACGAGCCCAATACTCCATAAGTCCATACAATGCAACACCATGGCTCTTGCCGCTGCTAGATGCTCCGGCGACCGATATGAAGCGCTTGTCCGCCCAACCTCCAATCAACTCCCTCACAATCAACTCCAACCACGGCGTCCACAACACCCGGCAAATACTCCCCTCACAATTAAACGCCAAATCTACCGCCCCCTTGAAATACCGGAACCGATCCTCAGGCTCAATCGCACTCCCATCCCCTTTCTCCTTCCCCAACGAAAACATCCACAGGTAACAAACAATCTCGTCCGCCCCCGCTGGAAACTCACACCCGTCAATCACCGGCCCGCGCTGTATATTGCTCATATTTATTTAGCCTGACTAAAGTTCACTGACCACGCGTGAGATTCTGGACCAAACCCATCGTCCGAGCCTCCAGATTCCAGTCCGGGTCCAAGGCCGTCTTCATCTCGTCAATCTCCCGCTGTCTCCGCTCATTCTCCTGCTTCGCAAAAAACTCTCCCCTCACCCTCTCCTGCTCCTTTGCTATCGACGCGTTCAACGGAGCCATGTGCTCAGCTTCAAACGCACTCTTCCCCTTCTCCTCGTGCGCCGCCCCATACTTCGACAACGCGTCCGCAGGACTCACCAGCAAGTTCGCCGCCTGATACACCAATGGCTCCTCTGCCAACTCACGCCCAGCCTCCGCATGTCCTTCCCTCGCTCCCTCTTTCCCAATCAAATACCCTCCCTTCGCCAACTCAATGCCTGCTTGGATTGGCGCATTACCAATCTTTCCCGCAGCCTTCACCCCAGCAGACGTCGCAACCTTCGCCGCTGCCCCCTTCTTCGCCGCGCCGGGAACCGACCCACGCTGCAAAAAACTCCGAGCCTGCTCAAGCATCCCCCCAGCCTTAACCAGCCCCTGCGGAACCCACTGGACTGACTTGTCTCCAAGCTGGTCCAACGCGACACTCACCGCCAACTCCTCCTCATGACTCATCGGCTTCTTTCCTTCACTTCGAGGCTCACTCATACCCACCCCTTACATTCAACCAACCCTCACTGTCAACACTTCCTTACCGCACCCACCCTCTAGCCGGGCTAAACCTTTGGGGCGAACTCGCCTCGGTGCAACTCCACCGCCTTGGCGTAAGCGTCAACCGCGTCCTGCTTCTCGACGAACTTCTTGCAAAGAACCGTCTCACCCCGGAAGACAAGTTGCGCCCTCCACCGGCCCTTGTGGAAATCAATCCCAATGTGACCACTCGTGTTTGTCTTCCTCATCCCTCGGTTCGACTGATTCTGCCACGCCTCCACACTCCGCAAATTCGCCCGTCGGTTATCCAACTTGTCCCGGTTGATGTGATCCACCTCTTTCACTCCAGAGAGAATCAACCGATGGACAAGCCTGCTCTCGGACCCAACTTTTCCAATCGCATAACCATAGCTCGTAACATACATTCTCCTGAGTCCTTGCTCGACCAATTCGTCGTAGTCTTTCCGGTCGATTAACATCGACGCCCCCGGAGTCCTTGGCGTCCCAACGTCAATCACCAGCCACTCACCGTGATCCTCCATGACAGGATTGTGCTTTCGTTTCCCCGAATCCCAACTCCCGAGCCCTCTCTTCTCTCGCGTGTAACACGCCGGACAACGCGTCTTCGTGAAAAGGTTGCCAGGCATCACCATCCATTCATGGGCGCACTTCTCGCACCCAACATGCACCTTCTCCCGACTCCCTCCATACAGGCCAACCCATCGAACCCCCGTTCCAATCAAGCGGTCCTTTACATCCTCATGTGTCAGCGTGTGTCGTCCTTGAGCCATGCACGGATAATAGGGATTGTTTTTTATTTTTCAATTTATTTTTTCACCACCGGGCCAATCGCAACTCCTTGATTGTAAAATAGTAGAAAAAATTTCACGACTGCCATACTGTCCTTCTCTTCTGTGTGTAGCGATTGGGTGTTGATGAGACACCCGTGGCCCCCTCTGAGGCTCTGTGAGCGTCAGTGAGGAGCCTGCGCTACAGCTTGTAGCCACTGCATCACGTTGATGTAGCCTACACACTGATACACAGAGAGATACAACAACAAACAACTAGAACAACACGACAATGAACACGAGCATACAACTACCAGACAAAGCAGCAGCAGCAGTGAACGACTTGCAAGCACGCAAGACAGCACTACAAGCCATCGTGAAGCATCGCAACTTCCC